TATCATATCTGCCATCTCCTTGACCCTAACTCTGCATTTTTTTTCAGTTATATATCCATCGGGAGCAACTGTATCATGCAACTCGAAACAACGAGCCTCGTCTCCCGATCCATGAACCAAGGAGCAAATTAATAACATAGCTTTGAACATTTAAATGTTAGTTTCGTTCAAAACTTTTTTCCAGGCCGACATAAGTTCGTCTGCATAGATATATCCTCCGTCTATTTTTCTTAGGTCTTCGCAGTTATCGGAAACAACTCTTTCAAGTCTGTTAATTGCTTCCTCTATAGGCATGTCTACTCTTCTATCTAAAGTTTCCATTGTATACTCCTATGTTTTTTATTAATTTTCCTAAATAATCTTATAAAAGTCAAGTGTTTTAGTTTTATATAGTGTTTCTCTCATAATTTTTTGTTTTGTTTTTATTTTTTTCAAAATAGGTGTGACGAGTGTGATACTGTGACGAGTGCTCTGTAATCCTTTGTGTGCTTTAAATAATTGGTCACACTTTTGGTCACACTTGGTCACACTTACATAAGGACAAACTGAAGCCGCAAACATTTTTTTTCGTTTTGAATTGAAAAAATATGAGAAAAACTCTATTATATTTTTATGGCGAAAGAAAAATTCCTTACAAATAGACAAAAAGAGTTCTGCAAACTTGTTCTTGAAGGCATTTATAGTAATGCCGAATGTGCAAGAAGAGCAGGATATTCTGAAGGGCAAGCTAATAAGACTGCAAGTCTTTTGCTTAATGGTCGTGATTTTCCTTTGGTTACTGAACATCTTAAAGAACTCCGAGAAATTAGAGAGAAAAAATATGGTGTGTCTGTTATTGGTCAACTCAAACGATTGAGTGAGTTAAGCCATGGAGCAGAACAAGAAGGTCAATTTAGTGCAGCCATCAATGCCGAGAAGATAAGGTCTTCACTTGGAGGCTTAACTGTTGATCGAAGAGAAACAACACATCACTTAGATCAACTATCTCGAGAAGAAATAGTGGCAAGACTTGCCGAGATTAGAAAACAACATCCGTCTGCTTTTATTGAAGGTGAATTTAAGGTGGTCGGAGAGGATAAGGGGAGGACAAAACTCTCCGACCAAACATAAGCAATTCCTGATATTGCTCCGTGCAATTTCTGTGTAGCATTATTTTTCCTGGTCAGTCAAGTAACTTCAATATTATTTCTTTTACAATGATCTTCTAACTGTTCGATAACATTATCTATACAGTCTTTTATTGTGAAAATACTTCCGTCTGAATCTTTTGGAAATCTATCAAACTTTGTAAATTTAGCCATCTTCCTTATGTCATACATATCGCACAACATATCTTCTATATTCATTTCATTAAATGCCATGTTTGTGCACCTCCTCTTAAAACTTAGGTTCATAAAGAATACCTTCATTAAGTAATTCCTTGTAATGCATTGCTTGCAATTGATATCTTTTTGCATCTTCATACTTATCTTCCCATTCACAATTATACTGTAATTGTCTGAGACGTTTGTATTCTGCATTGCAATCTATTAAATGATTATCCATTTTTGTACTCCTCTAAACATTCATCACAAACTTCACGACCTTCGGGTGGTTCATCACACCAAAAGGTCTGTAAGCAATCCCAACATTCGTATTCCCCCATCAATCTTCTCCTTCTAAAAAACAAGCACCTTGAATATTTAATTCATTGTAAAGAAACAAACCAAAGTCATAACCTTCTTTATAGTAATGATGAGATTGAGCATCATTTCTTTGACCATGTACTAAAGCATCTGTTACTCCGTCTTTAAAAGCAGTAATAACAAAATTCTTTTTAATTTCTTTTTCTAATTCAATTAGATTCATTTTTCATATCCTCCTTTAAAGCTAAACCTATTTGCATTGCTATTTGGGGAACTATTGCATTCCCCAACATCCTTAATCTTTGAGGTCTGTTTTTTTGTTCGACTGTGACTCTTGGGACTCCTCGAGGTTCGTCCATCCAATAGGATAACCCATTAGCCACTCTGTCCAATTCGCATTGAGTCTGCCGTCTCCCTCCTCTTGGAATATCTTGTGAGCTAAGTCCACTTGTCTGCCGTCCTTCAGTCTCTTCTTGTAGTACTCGTGATTGCCGTTGTAACTGTGTTTCACTAGGCCTGCATTCGGTGTCGGATATTTCCACTCTTTCATTCGAGGTGGTCGAAGAGTCACTCCGTTCATCATCGCTTGAGCCTCTTGTTCCGTCAGTTCTCCGTTCTCCACTTTCTTTCTGAAGATCAATGTCATTCCCTCCGAGGCATGACCGAACCCCTTCGTTGTTGGAGTTGGATAGTTCGTTTCGTAAAGAGCCATTGTCTTCTTGTCCACTTGCTCCCTCAAATTGCTTGGTCTTTTCCGACCTTTTCTGTGACCCTCTTGTAACTTCTTGGTCGCTTCTGCCGATCTCGGAGGTAGAGCATCCATTGTATTCGGTGTCGCCCACATTTTTGCAGATGATCCACAATCTGTCTCTTTTGTGTCTCGCTCCGACACTACTAGCCGAAACAACAAATTGCCTCGTATGGTAGTTGATCCTTTCCATTTCAAAGAGTACCTCGTCAAGTCCCATTGAGACATGCCCATAAACATTTTCGAAAACACAATAAGTGGGTCTTGTTTGTTCAACAATTCTATGGATGTACGGAAAGATGTGGCGAGGGTCTTCTTCCCCTCTGCGATTTCCCGAGACTGAGAAGGGTTGACATGGGTAGCCCGAGGTGAGTACCCACTTTTCTCCTTTGTTGATTTTGCTTGAAATAAATCTTCTTGGGTCATTTGCGATCTCCTTTACATCATTATATATTGGAATATCATTCCAATTTTTTCTTAAAACTTTTTGACACCATTCATCAAAGTCGCAGAACATTATTGGTTCTGCGAACTTTGCCCATTCGAATCCAAGGGAAAACCCTCCGATACCACTACAAAGAGAGACTTCTTTAATCACTATATACCCCCCTCTTTGCTTCTTCTTCTGTTAAAAGTTTTTTAATCTTTTCTTCTACTAAATCTGCAAACCAATCACTATCTGTAATGACATCAAATTTATGTTCCATGTAGTCCTCTAAAATTTTAGACATCTCTAGCATTTTGTGATCTTGTGCCTTAATTTCCTGGGCATTCCCAGTCCAAGGTGTTTGATCTTTCATTAGTCTTTCCTCCTATTAAGATAGACTCTAAGGTGTGTTGATGCATATTGAGGTTGACCAAATTGATGCTCCCTCCAATCAACATCTTTTTTTAAGTGTTGTCCTTTAACTACAACATAATAACCATCTTTATTTAAATACTTCTTCAAGCATTTTATAAATAAACGACCATAGTTATTGTTTGGAACTTCTGTAAAATGATAACGTGGGACACAAGGAACTCCTTGTGCCCTCCACTTTTCAATTGCTTTTGCTTTTATTTTTCTACTCATGATAGTCCTCCGTAGTTATGTCAAACTCATATCTTATTTTCCACATAGCAGTATTCATGTCTCGTATGTCCGATAAATAAACATCTTCTATGTCTCGAAAATTTCCTAAAACAGTTACTAAAGATTGATGAGCTAACTTAATGGCTTCTTTTTGTTGAGAAGACAAAGCCTTCAAACCTTTCTTTCTATCAGTTATAATCTTTTGTTGTTTTAGTTCCCATTCTGTTTTTTTAGTCATTTTTAATAATTTCCCTTTGCAGTTTGTTAACGTCCATAGTGTCGATCACATCATAAACTTTTGGATCAACTTCTTCTAAAGTATGATTTTGCACACCAAGTCTGTCTGCGATTTTATTTAAAGTGTCTTGACCACTTCTGCTCATTCGGTCAAAATCCCAATACATTTGATCAACCCATTCTCGAAGTTGCTCAAGGTCTTTTAAAGTTAATTTATCCATTGTTGTCCTCCTTTGGATTGTTGTGGTTTCTTAAAGTGTTTACACCGAGATTGTAAACCAACTCATTGTAAAATTCGGTTGTGTCTTTGCACACCTCATTATTAGTGTTGGTTATTATTCCATGAAGTCTGTTGATTATATAAAACATACAAACTCTATTTTCAGTATTAATATCTACCATGATTGCATCCTTTCTAAATTAACTTCTTGTTGAAATTCATGTAACAACTCTTCTGCATGATCAACAAACATCTGCGAACCAAAATGTTTGCGAACCTCTTTTATTACTTGTTCGTTGGTTAAGTCTTGAAGTTTTTCGCCAACAAACAACTCAACTTCAAATAATTTATCTTTTAATCTGCTCATCTTCTGCACTCCTCCTCTTTATAAGTTTTTTCAAAATTGTGTATAATGCTTTCTTTTTCTCTTATCATGTCTTCAAGATGAGAAATAAGAGTACTTCTCGAAAAGTATTCGGCTATTGCTTGCAGTTCTTTTAATTTGTCTATGTCTTTTAAAATATCATTCATTTAAATCGTCCTCCTACATTGTGTTGACTACATAAAGTTAATAACTCTTTAAATGTCATTGCATCATATAATTTAATATTATGTTCTTCTTCGAAATATTCCCTAAAACTTCTTTTGTCTTTTGATAGAAGAATATTCCAAAGTAATTCAATTTTTGTGTTGTCTTGTTGCCAACATGGATTTGCATTAATTATTTTTCTTAACTGTTCGTAAATGTTCATCTGCACCTCACTAATTGGTTGATGTCTTTAACTTGACTAATTAAAACTTTTGTCTCTTCAATCTCTTCCTCAATAAGATCTTCAACACTTGTATTTAATAAAATGTTCCCAATTTTCATAATTCTAAATTCATGAAATAATGGATAATTTGTTTTTTTCTTAACCATTTTTTCCTCCTAATGTGTCTTGAAAATTACTTGTCTTTTTGGTTGTTCCCAACATAAACCACAACTCCCACAACTATTGGTTAATCCAATTTGTTCGGGACATTGTATTGATTTATCTTTTTGGGGACTTTGTAATTCTTCTGAATTTGCAGAAAATTCTTGTTTTAGATCATTACTATATCTAACTGAAAATCTCTTTTTATATTTAATTCTTAAACTTAAAATTGCTTGTGCAATATTTCTGCTTGTTTCGTATTTGCTTGTAGTACTATTTGCAGTATATCCATAAACTGCAATGTTAGGATATAACTTTAACATTAAATCCCAAAACCAAACATATTCAACATTAAAAAAATCGCCTAATATGTGCAATCTTATCAATGCTTTTTTACCATTCAATGCTTTAATATCATTGTGAATTTTTGTAGTTAAAAGTAATTCATCTTTTGCACTCATTCTATGTGCAAAGGGCATATTATTCCCAAAACAATCGTCCCAATGAAAACAATCTTTTGGACAAGTTTCCCTTTCAACTAATGTTAATGTGTGAAATTTATAACCCTTAAAACTACCTTTTAAAACTTTTTTTCCAAGTTTTTTGTTTGTGCTTGGCTTTAAAACTTTAAATTGATAATTGTTTAAATCATGTATATTCTTTTTATAAATTGTTGTTTGTAACATTCGTTTGCCCTCCGAATAAAATCATAATTAATTATGGGAAAATATAAGATAAATGTCAAGAGAAAAAAACTTTTTTAAACAGATAAAAATGAATTTAAAAAAATCTGATTTTATACAAAAGATAGAGAATAAATATAATTCTGGTTTTCCAGATTTAATTATTATAAATGAAATGTTGCCATTATTTATAGAACTTAAAGCACCTATAAAAGGAAATAAGATTAAATTAGAAAAATCCCAAATATCAACACATATTAGGATATATAAAAATAATTATGTCTCTTTTATCTTGGTCAAAGACCCTCGCACCTCCAATGCATTTTTATTTGACGGATATCTTGTTGCGAATTCCATTGTTCTTGGTCAAGAGCAACCAAAGTTTTTGGTTCATGGTTCAATTGCCGAATGCTTGCGAGTTTGTAACGATGAGACACAAAAAAAAGGGAGGCTTGCGAGCTTTTTTTTGTCAAAACCCGAGGCAACTTGAGCTTGCGACCTTTAAAAATTTGACAACGCAAAGGGAGCTTGCGAGCTTTGCGTTTTAAGTATGTGAGGCTTCGGGAAAATAAAATAAAAAAGGGAGGCTTTCGCCTCCCGATGCTAGATAATTCTATGACGGAAATCATAATCTATAAAGGTTGTGTTTTTGGAATGTTTCATTTGTTCTTGTAGGTGATGGACGACCGAGAAAGCCATATCCATTCCACACCCATTAACAACCAAACCCGTATAGGTTTTGTTTGGTCTATAGTCTAGATAATCCGATATTAAATTATCCAAAAACAAAGGTTGATTGCTTTGGTTATCAATAATAAAAAAGCTTATGTGTCGAGTCATACCACTATAAGAAACGTGGCGAATAATACAAAATATTTCTTGATGACTATTTAATAACTGGTCAAGCCTACCTTCTGCATAAATCTTATCATCAAGCTTTCTTTGTTTCTTGGTCTTTTTTTCTTCGACTGAAAGTCTCATGTTAGTCCTCCTTTTATTTTAATTATAGGATAATCTAAGACTGTAAAAAGGTCAATAAAAAAACCTGGTTTGCGAATTATATTTTCTGATACATCGAATCAAGTTTTATGATTGCGACCCTCAAAAATTTGACAAAACGAAAGCGAGCTTGCGAGTCTTTCGTTTTCAAACTTGCGACCCGAGACCCAACGGACGGGAAGCATGAATAAAAAAAAGGGGAAAGCCGAAGCTCTCCCCTTTTCCCAAGGAAACTTGTTTATTTTTCATAGTCGGGATCATTAGGCATTCTGCCTTTATAGTCACAATCCCAAAACGGATCATGATGCTCCTTCTTAAGTTCTGCAATGTGATCACATTTTGCATTGTAATGATACCACCATTCTTCTTCTAGTTCTCTTTGCCTATCCATTGTTTTTCCTTTTGTTAACTTCTTTTGTTATATTCTTCAAAGATACTTTAGCTAAAGCTCTTGCTTTGCGATGCTCTTTGAAAATATCTTTGAGTGGCTTGGTTGGCATTGCTCGACCCGAGGCTATGATTGCGATTCTCATCGGGATAACTTCAGTATCATTACACCTAGTGCAACATCGACCATTAGAAAGAGGGAAGGCGTTATGCCCTCCCTCAAATCCATTAGCTTGAATATCTATTTGGCTAGTACAGATTGAACATTTCATTGTTTTGTCTCCAATCTATTAAGCCTTTGTTCAACTTCTTGTAAAGCTTCGTTAATTCCCATGATTACTTTTACAAGCTTTTGAAGTTCGATGTTTAAGGATTTAGTATGTGCATGATTGCTTGAACACATATCCTTTAGGATTTTAGTTGAATCCATCATTAATGTTATTTCTTCGACATTCATATTGTCCTCCTTGGTTGTAGTTATAAAAATAGTGTATCCCAGTTCTTCCCATAAGTGAAGCAGAAAGTTTTACATTATTGCATTTCCGATATG